GTATGATCAAAGTAATAGCTTGAACGTCTATAACTTTACTGCGTTGCAGCAGCCTTTAATCTATCACGGAGAGGAAGGTGGCTTACTACTTCAAAACGGAAAACCATGCATGGAGTTTGACGGGGTTGACGATACTTTACAGGTTTTACTACCCGCGCCTTATGCTAGTAGCTACTATTTGTTTGCCGTAAACGCCTTCGTAGGTCCAATAGGGGAGGACAAATACTACATTTATGGTTTAAATGATCCAGGCGCTATAAATCCAACTCAGATGAGTTCTTACATAAACCAAACCCTCCCAGTTACCGAATTGAAATTAAGAGGCACATCAGACCTTGTCGGTACAATGACAACCAATCCTACATTGCAAAGCCTATACTATAATAGACAAATAGATTCGCCTGTTGCTCAGTCAGTAGTAAATGTAAATGGCCAAAATATATCTTCACTCGCAGCTAATGGCGCCAAGGACATCAACACAATATATATAGGCAGCAATACTATTCCTGACGGTCATTCTAAGATAAGACTTCAGGAATTTATATTGTACCTTGCTGATCCTGCATCAAACGCAACTGCTATCGAAAGCAATATTAACACTCATTATTCTATATACTAATGCAGAAGATAATAACAGGGTATCAATTTTTTGAAAAAGAAATAGCTACTGAAAAAAGATCAGGACTAGTTATTGCTAAAGGACTTCCAAGAGGGAAAGGTGATGTTACTATATATTGGCAGGATTACGAAGAAGCCGCTTTTGACAAACCAACTTTTTGGTATATGCGCTATGATGAGTCTATGGGTAAAACAATGGGTAAGCCGTCAGAGTTTAAAGTAACATTTCCAGGCGAATCAGAAGAAGGTGATGGCAAAATACCACCTAAAGGAGAATAATAAATAGTTTTTCAAAAAAACGTGTGATTATATAATAAAATCCAATCTTATGAAAAATTTATTTATTACACTATGCTTAGTTTTAACGTCATTAACATTAACAGCTCAAGAAGCATTTAATGGAATATGGAAAAACGAAGGAAGCAGTTATTTAAAAACAATACTTGCGTCAGACTACGCTGTACTACAATGCTTTAATACTTCTTTTGAAGAACAGGATGTTATCACTGAAGAAATATTTGACGAGGGAGAAACAAGTTTTGCAACTAGATTACATAACCCCGACAACGGATACAAAGTAACAATAGAATACACACTTATAACCAGAGATTCAATCTCTATAAAATACACTGGCGACGTTCGCGGAACTTACGCTTTAACAAGATTATATTAAACTAAAAACATTATGGCATACGAACAACAAGCAGGAAGAGCTAACGTAGAAAGCGCGGCGGTTAATTACTTAACGGACGGAGATAAAAAGAAAAAGAAAAAAGAAGGTAAATCGACCACTACGACTACCTCTAAAACCGGTGTAACTAACCCGGACTTTCCTGATTCTAAAAGAAAAGGTACCTTATATACAGACACTGTGACTACGGCCTATGATGGAACTTCAGGAAAAAAGACTCCTGGAAAACCAGGGCAACCTTTTAATAATCCGGCAGTACCTGGGCAAACTTATAAAGAATTTATGGATGCGCCATTTGGGTCTAAGGGTAAGCCAGTAAAGCCAACAAAGACACCTGATACGCCTGGATCATCAAGCTCAACTAGTGCAACTCGATTCCAGCCGGACCGTGTGACCGCTGTGGCAACACCTAAGCCTTATGGAATAAAAACGCAAACGCCTGAAATTAAAGCGCCTGCTATAAAAGCAAAACCTTTTTCGGATCTTGTAGCCATAAGCACATCCCGAGGGGGTGGAGGCCACGAACCGGGGGATAGTAATAGGCCAAGAAGAGAGATGGGTACATTAGTTGGCGGTGGTTTGCGGGAACGCACCATGGAAGAAACAGTTGCCACCCGTTCTGAAGCAACTCGTCTTAAGGCGTTAGTACGCTATAACAACAATGAACTAAAGGAAAGATACAACCCTGAAAACATAACAAAAAACTTAAAAGGCAAAGTGAATGAAAAGGGCTTGGCAAACGCGTTAAGCAAAGGTAAAAATCTCATCGCTAACAATTTGTCAACAGTAGATAGCTTTAGGGATGTTTATGATGCAGAAGCTTCAACTATGACTGGGGGCAGAACTCGTGTTGCTAACAAAAATAGACCAGCAAAGGAGGCCGCAGAGAAAGCAAGCAGAATAGCTAAAAAGAAAAATCTAGACACAGCAAAAGCAACAAAAACAGCGGCCGTAGCAAAAAATAGAGCAAACGTAACAGCATCAAAAAAAGCAGCTATAGCGAAAAAAAATAAAGAAAGAGCGGCTAAAATTGCTAAAAGGAAAAGAAATTAACAATTAACAATTAAATTAAATCAAATGAGTAAAGTAAAAAAAATGAAATCAAAAGTAAACGCTATTACAGCAGAAGAATTAGCAAACGTTAAAAAAGTGCAGGGAGAATTGCAATCTTATTTAGCAAACATCGGAGTACTAGAGGTTCAAAAAGCAAAAACTATCTATCACGTTAATCTTCTTGAAAAAGAAATGGACGAAACTAAAAAAGATATCGAGGCCAAGTACGGACCAGTTAATATTAATCTTGTAGATGGAACTTTCGAAGAGATTGTACCGGAAGCTGTTATAGAGTAATATTATGGATAGTATTATAAGAAAGATTAGTATCGGGGCTGACTATAAAAACGAAGCAATGCATTACTCTGTTAAACAGACAGTTTACGGCGGTCACGAGATCTCTCACATACTATTTGAAGAGTCTGATAATTCTTATAATATATTCATAAAGAAAGTAGACGAGATAATGCCATGGAAGAAATTTAACTCTAACATGGCAATATCCGTTGAATATGACTTAGAATATTAATGCGGAGTGTATATGACTTTATCATAAAGCCGGTAGGCAAAAGGTATGATAACGAGGTAAAGGTTGGAGAGCATACCCTTATAACAAACAGCTCTATAGAAAGTTTTAAGCATGTTAATAATATTGCTGAGGTAGTTGAAACGCCAGTTGCATTTGCAACCCCTATAAGGAAGGGTGATTTGATTATGGTACATCACAATGTATTCAGAGTATTTTATGACATGAAAGGAATCAAAAAGAACAGTAGGTCTTTCTTAAAAGACGACTTATTTTTTTGTGCGGTTGATCAAGTATACTTATACAAAAGAAAGGATACTTGGAAATCATTCGGAGATAGATGCTTTGTTGCACCTGTTAAGAATAAAGACCTTTTAAGCACGGATAAATTAGCTGGCCTTATTGGTATACTAAAAATAGGTAATAGCTCCTTAGAGGAGTCTGGAATCAATCCAGGAGACATAGTTGGGTTCACGCCAAATAGCGAATGGGAGTTTGTTGTAAATAGCCAACTTATGTATTGCATGAAATCAAATGATATTGTTATAAAGTATGGACTCGATAGAAACGAAGAGGAATATAATAGCCGCTGGACGCAAAGCAATTAAAGAATTAGTAAAGGTAGCAGAGGAAAAGATCGTTGACTCAGATGAAGATATATCAGCTGACAGACTTAAAAATGCTGCCGCTACTAAAAAATTATGCATATTTGATGCTTTTGAAATTCTTACAAGAATTCAAGAAGAAGAGCAAATGATAAACGAATCCACTAGTGATTCAACAAAGCCTGCTTTTAAAGGATTTGCAGAATCAAGATCTAAATAATGGCGTATCAGCAGGAATTATACTATATAACCAAAGACCATATTAAGCCGCAAGTGATTAAGAAAAAAAATCGCTACGCTAAATGGGAGTACGGTTATGATAAAGAATACGACCTTGTTATAATAAGCAGAACAGGTAAGATAGGAGATATATACGCTGTTGGTGGTTTACATATTGCATTACCTTTGCTAGAGGATAAACTCAGTAAGGGAATTAATAAGTGGGCACCAAAAGAATACCCAAAAGAATTAAGTAAAATTAAAAGCGAAGCGGATTGGGAAAAGTATCCAACTGCATTTAAAGAAAAGTGGTATGGATATATTGACACAGAGTTTAACAGGCGTGAAGAAGGTTTTTGGTTTCTTAACCAAGACAAGCCTACTTATATTACTGGTACTCATTACATGTACCTGCAGTGGTCCAAGATTGACGTTGGGCACCCAGACTTTCGAGAATCAAACAGATTGTTCTACATTTTTTGGGAAGCTTGCAAAGCAGACAGACGAAGCTATGGCATGTGCTACCTTAAGAACAGAAGATCAGGCTTTTCTTTCATGGCCTCAGGAGAGACTGTTAACCAAGCAACAATATCTACGGATGCTAGATTTGGCATACTGTCCAAGTCTGGACCCGATGCAAAGAAAATGTTTACAGACAAAGTTGTTCCGATATCAGTTAACTATCCATTCTTCTTCAAACCCATACAGGACGGGATGGACCGCCCAAAGACAGAGCTTGCGTACAGAGTACCGGCCTCAAAACTCACAAGAAGGAAACTCGATTCAAACGAAAAACTTCAGGAAATTACAGGTCTCGATACAACGGTCGACTGGAAAAACACCGGGGACAACTCTTACGATGGAGAAAAACTAAAGCTATTAGTACACGATGAAAGCGGTAAGTGGGAAAGGCCTACTAATATACTTAACAACTGGCGAGTTACAAAAACTTGTTTAAGATTAGGTAGCCGTATTATTGGTAAATGTATGATGGGCTCAACCTCAAATGCATTAGACAAGGGGGGTAAAAACTTTAAAAAATTATATAACGATTCAGACGTTACAAAAAGAAATAAAAATGGGCAAACAAAAAGCGGGTTATATAAGCTTTTTATACCGATGGAGTGGAACTATGAAGGATTCATTGATGAACACGGTTGGCCGGTTTTTGACGTACCTAAGAAAGATCTTCTTGGTCCTCAAGGTGACATTATTGATGAGGGCGTCATTGATCATTGGGAAAATGAAGTTGAAGGATTAAAAGACGATCCGGATGCGTTAAACGAGTATTATCGTCAATTCCCACGAACAGAACAACACGCTTTTAGAGACGAGTCTAAGCAATCGTTATTTAACTTAACTAGGATCTATCAACAAATAGATTACAACGATGAGCTAAAAAACAATACAATGGTTACGAAAGGAAACTTTCAATGGGAACACGGAATTAAAGATACAAAAGTAATGTTTTATCCAAACAAAGACGGAAGGTTTTATATTACTTGGGTCCCTAATCAAGAACAACAGAATCACATAATAATAAAGAATGGTATTAAGTATCCAGGAAATGAGCACATGGGTGCCTTTGGTTGTGACAGTTACGATATTAGTGGTGTCGTTGGCGGCGGCGGCTCTAACGGAGCTTTACATGGATTAACTAAATTTTCAATGGAGGATGTACCTCCTAATCATTTCTTTTTAGAATACATAGCTAGACCTTCAACTGCTGAAATGTTTTTTGAAGATGTACTTATGGCTATAGTGTTTTACGGTATGCCGATATTATGCGAAAACAACAAACCAAGACTGCTTTACTATTTAAAGCGCAGGGGATATAGAGGCTTTAGTATTAATAGACCGGATAGATCTTATAATAAGTTATCTTTGTCTGAAAAAGAAGTGGGGGGAATACCTAATTCAAGTGAAGATATTAAGCAGGCGCATGCCTCGGCAATTGAAACTTATATAGAAGACTTTGTTGGTCAAACAAAAGAGGGGTACGGTGATGTTTATCTACAAAGAACACTAGAAGACTGGGCCAAGTTTGATATAAACAACAGAACAAAGCATGATGCATCAATAAGCTCCGGCTTAGCTTTAATGGCATGCAACAAGCACAGATATAGCCCCAAGGGAGCTATCGTAACAAAAAAATACTCCCTAGGGTTTAAAAAATACGACAACAACGGAGCCACTTCAAAAATAATACAATAGATGAATGTAAGTACAAATATTAATAGTACATTTCCTGATCAGGTAGTAAGTGATGCCGAAAAAGCAACACTGGAATATGGACTACAGGTTTCTCGCGCTATTGAGCAAGAGTGGTTTAATTATGGGGGAGCGGGATCAAATAGATATGCAAGTAATTGGAATAACTTTCACAATCTTAGATTATATGCAAGAGGAGAACAAAGTGTCCAAAAATATAAAGACGAATTAGCTATTAATGGTGATTTGTCTTATTTGAATTTAGATTGGAAACCAGTACCTATCCTTTCAAAATTTTCAAATATAGTTGCAAATGGTATTACTCAAAAGCAATACGATATATCCGCATATTCGCAGGATCCCGATTCGTTAAAGGCTAGAACCAAATATGCACAGGACTTGCTTTTTGACATGGTAACCGTAGAAGCAAGAGCTGAAGCTGGATCTGTAATACCCATGAATTTAAGTAAATCCGGTATTCCGGATGAAAAGCTACCTGAGTCAATGGAGGAAAGAGACTTACACATGCAACTTAAATATAAACCCGCTATAGAAATTGCAGAAGAAGAAGCTATTAATACTGTATTAGCTACAAACGAATACGATTTAATTCGGGCAAGAGTAAATCAAGATTTAGTTAATATCGGGATAGGTATAACTAAAACGTCGTTTAATACAGCGGAAGGCATAGTTCTAAACTATGTGGATCCAGCTTACTGCGTTTGGTCTTACACGGAAGATCCTAATTTTAACGACATATATTATATAGGGGAAGTTAAGTCTATAACCATACCAGAACTTAAAAAAGAATTTCCTAATATATCTAATGAGGAACTCGAAAGAATTCAAAAATCACCAGGCAATCGCCGATTGATACGTGGATTTGAAAACTACGACTACAACACGGTACAAGTCTTGTATTTTGAATACAAAACCTATACAGATCAGGTATTTAAAATAAAGAGGACAGATAGCGGGTTAGAAAAAGCAATTGAAAAAACCAGTGAGTTTGACCCTCCGCCTAATGACAATTTTGAAAGAGTGTCTAGATCTATTGAAGTATTATATCAAGGGGCTAAAGTTATTGGAACAGATATAATGCTAGATTGGAAGCTGGCTGAAAATATGACTCGCCCTCTAGCGGATACAACTAGAGTAGAAATGAATTATTCTTTAGCTGCCCCTAGAATGTATAAAGGAGCAATACAGTCGCTTATAAGTAAATGTATAGGGTTTGCTGACGTTATACAGCTTACTCATCTTAAAATACAACAGGTATTATCTAGAATGGTTCCTGACGGGATATTTTTAGATGTTGATGGGTTAGCCGAAGTTGATTTAGGTAATGGCACAAATTACAATCCAGCGGAAGCGTTAAACATGTACTTCCAAACAGGTTCAGTTATTGGTAGATCACTGACGCAAGATGGAGATATGAATAGAGGTAAGGTTCCGATACAGGAATTAGCTAGCTCGTCTGGTATATCTAAAATACAATCTTTAATTACCGCATACAACTACAATATGCAAATGATTAGAGATGTAACCGGATTAAACGAAGCCCGCGACGGAAGCATGCCAGATGCCAACGCTCTAGTAGGGCTGCAAAAAATGGCAGCAAACACGTCTAACACAGCTACAAAACATATACAAGATGCCAGCATACAATTAACATTAAGCACTTGCGAAAACATATCCCTTAAAATAGCGGATGTTTTAAGCTTCCCTCTTACTAAAAATTCTTTAATGAATAGTGTGTCCACATTTAATGTAGAAACATTAAAAGAAATTGTAAATCTTAATCTTCATGATTTTGGTATATTTTTGGAAATGGAACCAGACGATGAAGAAAGAGCTGAGCTGCAAAAAAATATATCAATTGCTCTACAAACCAAAGAAATTGATATAGAAGATTCAATTGATATAAATCAAATTAGAAACCTTAAGCTAGCTAATCAAATGCTAAAACTTAAGCGTAAAAAGAAGCAAGAAAGAGAGCAGGCTTTAGTACAACAAAACATACAAGCGCAAGCGCAGGCTAATGCCCAGGCTTCTGAAAAATCTGCAATGGCTGAAGTGCAAAAGCAGCAAGCGTTAACAGCGGAAAAAGTTGCAATAGAACAAGCTAAGTCTAACTTTGAAATGCAAAGAATGCAGGCGGAGGCGCAAATTAAAAAAGAATTAATGGCAACAGAGTTTCAATACAGTTTGCAATTAGCTAAAGCGCAAATGCAGGCTACAAAAAGTAAAGAAGCAGAGATTGAAGATCGCAAAGATAAAAGAATCGAAAAAGAGGGGTCGCAACAAAGCCAGTTAATAGAACAAAGACAAACACAAGGATTACCTAAAGACTTTGAGTCGGCTGGTAATGATAATCTAGGGGGGTTTGATTTATCTCAATTCAATCCTCAATAAATATCTATTTAATAATTATATAATATCATATCATGAGTGAAAAAACAGAAGGGTCTTTTAAGATTCAAACCAAGCCAAGACTTACTGAAGAACAAATAGCTGCTCGAAATAAAGAGCCACTAGTGGATGTCCCAAGTAATGTAACTAGAGTAGTAATACCTAAAAAAGGAGTAGATGCCGTTCAAGAGCCAAGCACAGAAAAAGTGGATGTGGATGAATCAGCCGGAGATAGCCCGGCAATGGTCGGAGAAGTATCCGAGCAAGTCATCAAAGAAGTTACCGAAGAAAGTAAACAAGAAAAAGAAGTAAAACCAGTTGTAGTACAGCCTGAGTTGCCTGAAAACATTACCAAGTTGGTAGATTTTATGAAGGAAACAGGAGGCACAATGCAAGATTACTTAAGATTAAATACTAATTATGACGATGTAGATCGAGACGTATTAGTAAAAGAATATTACAAAAACGCTAAGTCCCACTTAAGCTTAGAAGAAATCGATTTTATGATCGAGGACAACTTTGCGTTTGACGAGGATTTAGATGAGGAGCGAGACATCCGTAGAAAAAAACTTGCATATAAAGAAGAGGTTGCAAAAGCCCGTACGTTTTTAAACGAAACCAAGGATAAGTATTACGATGACATCAAGTTGAAGTCGCCTACGCTTACGGAGGATCAAACTAAAGCATCGGATTTTTTTAATCGATATAAAGAGGACCAGGAAAGAAACGTTGCTAACCACGAAAAGTTTAAAGCCAGCACTAATCAATTACTTAATGAAAATTTCGAAGGTTTCGATTTTACATTAGGTGAAAAAAAATTTAGATATGGCGTACAAAACCCATCACAGGTAGCAGAAACACAATCAGACATCAGTAATTTTATAGGGAAGTTCCTTGGCAAAGATGGCGCGATTGAAGATACCGCAGGGTATCATAAAGCATTGTATGCAGGTGCAAATGCCGATAAAATGGCAAATCACTTTTACGAACAAGGCAAAGCGGATGCAATTAGAGATGTTGTAAACAAATCTAATAACACTTCAAGTGGAGCAAGAAAAGCCGCGCCGATAGACGGGGCAAGGTTTGGGGCATACAAAGTAAAATCAGTTTCTGGAGCGGACTCAACAAAACTAAAAATTAAAAAGTTTAAAAATTAATAAAAATGAGTTTATTACCACAATTTGGGGCAATTGTCCCTTCACAACAACAGTCGCTACTTGCGACAAATTACCTGCAATGGAATAATAATGGCGGAGCAGCTGGAATTCCAGGAAACTTTGCTGATTTTGCACAGCAGTATTTACCAGAAATCTACGAAGCAGAAGTAGAGCGTTATGGAAACAGAACGTTATCTGGATTCTTACAAATGGTTGGCGCTGAAATGCCAATGACATCTGATCAAGTTATTTGGTCTGAACAAAACCGTTTACATATTTCTTACGACAACGTTACCGTTACTGGTGGTGCTGCCGGAACAGGATTAGCAATACCTATTGCCGCAGGAATAATTAACGTAATATCTATTAATGATACTATTGTTATTCTTGACCCAGCAACTGGGGTAGAAGCAAAAGGTATTGTTACAGCTTCAGGGGCTGCCGCAGGAACAGGGGCTTTAACAGTTCAGCTTTATAGCGGATTAACATTAGGAGCAACTTTCGGAGCACCTCTTGCCCTTAAGATATTTGTTTACGGATCTGATTATTCTAAAGGAACTTCAATGGTTGCTGGTGGCGCCGGAAATTCTAACCCAAGAGTAAGTGTTGAACCTGTATTAACGCAGTTTTCAAATTCACCAATTATTATTAGAGATCAGTATGTTGTATCTGGATCAGATACTGCGCAGATCGGATGGGTGAATGTAGCAACTGAAGATGGGACTGACGGATACTTATGGTATTTAAAAGCAGCATCTGAAACACGTTTACGTTTTGAAGATTATTTAGAAATGGCAATGGTAGAAGGGGAATTAAACCTGAATTTAGGAGCATTAGCTAATCAAAATTTGCTTCAGCCTGGAACACAAGGTTTATTTGCCGCTATCCAAGCTAGAGGAAATGTACAAACTGGGTTTACTGCATCAGCAGGTATAACTGATTTTGACGCAATTCTTAAAAATCTTGATACTCAAGGAGCTATTGAAGAGAACATGCTATTTTTACAGCGTCAAACTTCTTTAGACTTTGATGATATGCTAGCTGCACTATCTTCCGGATCACAAGGAGGAACTGCTTATGGTTTATTTGAAAATTCTGCAGAAATGGCACTTAACTTAGGATTTACTGGATTCCGTAGAGGATCTTATGATTTCTATAAAACTGATTGGAAGTACTTAAATGATGCATCTACTCGTGGAGCTATCAATGGAGTTAATTCAATCGAAGGTGTATTGGTACCAGCTGGAACTTCAACTGTTTACGATCAAGTATTAGGAACAAATATCAGACGTCCATTTTTGCACGTACGATACAGAGCTTCTCAGACTGATGACCGTAGAATGAAATCTTGGTTAACAGGGTCTGTTGGTGGAGCAAGTAACTCAACTCTTGATGCAATGGAAGTAAACTTCCTATCTGAAAGATGTTTAGTAACGCAAGCTGCTAACAACTTTGTACTATTTAGAGGAATCTAATGATTCAAATTATGTAATTCTTACCCTCGTTATATCAACGGGGGTAATTATTACTTTTAAACTATTAAATTATATTATATTATGGCAAATAAAAAAACAGTGACTAAAAAAGTCGAAAAAGTAGAAGAGGTTATGCAGGAACACACAGCTCCGATGCCGGCCAAAAAAGAAGAACCAGCTAAACCAGAATGGGAAATTAAAGATAGGATATATTACTTAACAGGTAGGCATACTCCTTTAACTTTAACAATACCAGGTAAGCATACGCGAAAGCATGCTTTACTTTATTTTGATCCCAAAACAGGTAAGCAAAAAGAACTTAGATATGCAACAAACCACGATTCCCCTTTTAAAGAAGAACAGAACGGAGAAGCTACAATGGGGCATATTATGTTTAGGGACGGAGATTTAAAAGTCTCTAAAACACAACAAAATTTACAAAAACTGCTGTCTTTATACCACCCTTTAAAAGGTAGAATATATGACGAGTTTGACCCAGAGGTGGAAGCATACGATGATTTAGAAATGCTTGATTTACAAACAGACGCAGCGGTTATTGCAAGAGAAATGAATATTGATGAGGCCGAAGCAATCCTTCGTGTAGAAATGGGTACCTCGGTAAATCAATTATCATCTAAGGAGATCAAAAGAGATCTAAGGTTATTTGCAAATGCAAACCCGGAATTATTTTTAGAATTAGCTCAAGATGAAAATGTAGGGCTACGCAATTTGGCAATTAAGGCAACAGAGTCAGGTATAATAAATTTGTCGCAGGATCAAAGAACATTTTCTTGGGCATCTAATGGCAGAAAGCTTATGAGTGTGCCATTTGACGAAAACCCGTACTCTGCAATGGCAGCTTACTTTAAAACCGACGAAGGCGGAGAAGTATTTAGATCCATAGAAAAAAAGTTTAATTAGTAGTTTTTAAAAAAACTATGTGATTATATTAGAGTATAAGCAAGTAATGCTAATATATTGGGGTATCATATTGATGGTGCCCTAGTGTATTATAATTAAAAAAAGTATGGCTATAAATGTAAACACTGTATACCAAACGGTATTATCTATAATAAATAAGGAACAAAGAGGTTATTTGACCCCTGCTGAATTTAATAGAGTAGGAACCCAAGTTCAATTAGATATATTTGAAAAATACTTTGAAGATCTAAATCAACAATTAAGGGTACCACAAGCGGATGTTGACTACGCTGACAGGATAATGAATCTTGACGAAAAGTTAGCTATATTTAAAACATTTGGATCCGCTGTGTACAACAACACAAGTAATCCAGGTCTAGCATATTTCACTTTACCAACCGTAGACGAATACGGAGCTACTGTAGACTTTTACAGATTAGGTACTGTAATATACAAAGACGATAGAGGTAATCAAATAGAACTGCAAAGATTACCAAAAACGGATTTCTATAACATAGAAAGATCCCCGTTAACAAAAGCAACAAAAAGTTTTCCTACGTATTTATACGAAAATAGAGGCGATGTAAACGCACCGGGCTCGGCTATAAACAGGCATTTACAAAATGTAATGTATGTAAACCCGACCAGCATAGTAAGTAATATAGAAGTTGATTATATAAGAAAACCTATTTCACCTATATGGGGCTTTACAACAGCAGGCAGAGGTCAGTACATATTTAATAACAATTACTTTAATTCTAGTTTTGGCACAGGCTCTAGAGATTTTGAATTACATGAATCAGAGCAGGTTAATGTTATATTAAGAATACTAGCATATGCTGGAATAATAATACAAGATCCTTCTATAGTTCAAGTAGCCTTACAGCAAGCTCAAGGGCAAGAAATAAATAAAAAAAGCTAATAGATGGGAGTTATAAACGAAACTAATCAACAATACTACGCGGGAGCCCAGGGCTTCGCGGTTGAAAACGCAGTAGGTCAAACCAGTTTTACATTTACATTTGATACAGATATAGTGTTCGGATCTTTTGATCCAACAGCAGCGGACTACGCTCTAAATAACTTTAAACTATATAGCAGTGCTGATGGTATAACTTATACAGAGTACATAACTTCATATACTGTAACCGGTAACACAATATCTCTTGGAACAGCTTTAGCGCCCGTGCTCCTTCCTCAAAACAGTGTTTTAGTGTGCCAGTTAAAAAGATTAGATGGGGGCAGCTATGGCGACAGAAATGCTTTTGGAACAACAACAGAAAACAACTATGGAAGCTACGAGTATATAACACTAAACAATATCGTAAACAATTTTATAGTTGCTTATGTAGGTGCGGGCAAGTTAATACCTAGCGTGAAAAGGACAGACTTAGTATTTCATGCTAAAAGAGCTTTGCAGGAATTTAGCTACGACACCCTTAAAAGTGTTAAATCCCAAGAGCTTAATATACCACCTAGTTTAAGTGTAGTAATACCTCAGGATTACGTAAATTATGTTCGCATGTCCTGGATAGATGCACAGGGCATACAAAGAATAATATATCCCGCAAACAATTTAACCAATTCTCCTTATTATACTCCTTTGCAAGATGCGGAGGGTATCCCGACTCAGGACAACTTTGGGGAAAACCTAGAAGGGACATCGATAACCGAAGAAAGATGGCATAGAAATAAAGGGGTTTTTGAAGAAGGACAATTTAACGCTAATGTTAGCTGGTCTGGCTACGATTGGGGTAATGGGCAAATGCTTAATCGAAACTATGGTAGACTGTATGGTTTAGACCCTCAATATGCGCAAACAAATGGCTGGTTCAATATGAACGACAGGGAAGGTAAAATATCTTTTTCAAGCAACTTAGTGGGTCGTTTAATTATACTAGAGTACGTATCTGATGGTTTAGCTTACGATATGGATAGTAGAGTACCTAAATTAGCGGAAGCCGCTTTATATGCGTACCTATCACATGCTGTCCTGGCTAGCAGAATAAACCAACCAGAGTACATAGTACAAAGATTAAAAAGAGAAGCTAGCTCTAAATTAAGAAACGCAAAAATAAGATTATCTAATATAAAACTTGGTGAAATAGTGCAAGTTATGAGAGGTAAATCTAAATGGATAAAACACTAAAATTAAATGGCAGAGTTTAAAAATGTTTTTATAAAATCTAAAATGAACAAGGATCTTGATGATCGCTTGTTGCCACAGGGTGAGTATAGAGACGCGTTAAATATACAGGTCAGCAAATCAGAGTCTTCGGATGTTGGTGCGCTAGAAAACGTTCTAGGTAATAGTAAGTTAATTAACTTCAGCGAAGTAACAGGTAATACCAATGTGGTATGTATTGGTTATTTAGTATCTGAGGTTAACTCTTGTGTGTTTTTCTTTTTAACAGACAATACCTTAGCCGCAAATGGAAACGGCAAGTACATTGAAACCAAACAGAACTTTATAATTAGATCCGCTATATCGCAAGGATCTTCTACTCAAAATACAATTTTAGTCAAAGGCGCTTTTTTAAATTTTTGGGAGGGAGCTCCAATATATGGTGTTAACTTACTAGAAAACTTGTTATTTTGGACCGACAATAGAAATCAGCCTAGAAAAATAAATGTGCAATCTGCTGAAAATGACATTACCTATTATACTATAGAAGACACTATTAGTGTAGCTAAGTATATGCCATACATTGCACCTATATTGTGGGAAAAAATAACAGCCTCAATGGCGGCAGAATTCCCTACCCCATTCACGGGTGAAGGTGTAAATGATTATCAAACAACTATGAAAGACGTAGTTAGCGAAAATCTGCCAGAAAATCCTATTAACAAAGGGCTGCCTGCTCCTGGAATAAACCCCGTTCCAAATCCTTATTACGATCCAGTATATAGAGGAGACCCCGATTACTTAGAAGAAAAATTTGTAAGATTTAGCTATAGGTTTAGGTTTGATGATGGAGAATACTCTGTATTCGCGCCATTTACTCAAGAGTGTTTTATACCTAAGCAAGACGGTTACTTTCTTTTTCCGTCTACGGTCACAGAGGTAGAGAATAATGATATGTCAGCAGCGTTTAGAAGCACCATAGTTGACTTCATGGAAAACAAAGTCAATCAATTAACTTTGCTTATTGAAATGCCTTCTAATGGCGATCCCGCGTTCCCTGCGACAACCTTGTTAAATACCACAGACTACTTTAAGATAACAGAAATAGAAATATTATTCAAAGAATCCGACGGAGCTGCGGTACTAGTGGTTGATACTATATCCGCTGATGAAATAAAAGCTCAACAAAGCCCACTTGTTTTCCCTCAGACAAACACATTTGAATATACTTATTCTGGAACAAAGCCTTTTAGAACGCTGCCAGAAGATCAACTTACTAGGGTATACGACAAGATCCCCGTTAAAGCTTTAGCCCAAGAAATTATAAGCAATAGAGTTATTTATAGTAATTTCCAAACAAGACATACTCCTCCTCCTACGCTTAATTACAATGTAGGGACCGGCCCAAAAAGAACTTTTGATGTAACCACCCCTGTGACACCTGTTGAATGGAGAACCAGTATTGTTGAGTATCCTAACCATACTTTAAAACAAAATAGAAATTATCAAGCAGGATTTGTTTTATCTGATAGATTTGGGCGAACAACATCAACTTTACTTTCAAATGCAGCAACCGCTAGTGTTGGAATAATTAAAAATCTGTCTACGATATACTCTCCTTATAACAATAACGCTGTAGACATAGGTTCATGGCCGGGGGATACTCTTTTAGTTTCAGTTAATGAAACAATAAACGAGACACCTATACAAGCAACATTATATCCCGGATTATACGTTGGGGATCCAACTCTTCCGACATACAATCCTTTAGGCTTTGAGACTTGGAAAATTGTTGTTAAACAACAAGAGCAAGACTATTACAACGTTTATTTGCCTGGAATATTAGCTTCATATCCAGAAGATTCTACAAAAGAGCTAGGACTTACGTCTCACATGGTGTTGTTTAGTGACAATATAAATAAGGTACCTAGGGATTTAGCCGATGTTGGGCCTGAACAGAAACAGTTTAGAAGTTCCGTGCAATTATTTGGTAGAGTACAGAATACAACAAAAGCTCTAGTTATACCAGCGACTTCGCCGCCCCCTGTATCAAACTTTGGGGTTGTTAATCAACAATATTACCCAGGAAGAACCTCAGACACTGTTTCTATAATACAGGGTGAATTTGATCTATTTAATATAGACCTCAGCTCAGCTCTTCCGCTAGAATTTAATAGAGCTTTTTACGAAGCGGAATCAAACCCGCTTATAGCTAGGATAAACACATCAAAAAAAATAGGTCAAGTAGAACCAGGCTCATCGCCACTTTATTCAATACAAAACCTAGCGGTATATGAGACAGAGCCTGTAGAGTCAAAACTAGACATATATTGGGAAACAAGCACCAGTGGTACTATAAAAGACTTAAACGAGCAAGTTATAGCTACTGGTAATCAAACCATATTTGATATAGAGGGGTTTGGTTGGGGTCTTTCAGAATATTGGGGTGTGCAAACAGCTGCCTCGATTCCTTGGGACCCAGCAGTTTTAGGTTCCCCTGAACCAGGTACTTTACCAATAATACCGATAGCAGATAACGGATATTTAGGTAGATTTAGATCTGTTATTGGTGACGAGGAAGAAACTAATTCTCAGTTTTATTTTATAGATGGGCTAAATGTACCTATAGACAATGTTGAAATAGTTGAGTTTAAAATAATTAACAATGCTGCCATTGACGTTACTAGTGATTTTGATTTATTACAAATATATGGAACAGCCTCTTCTCCCATAGCAGGACCGGGCACATACACTAATTACCAGGGCTTAACGGGTCCTAATCAAGCGACTCCAACTCCAGCTTATACTCATGATTCGTTTATAATAGTTAACAAGTTGCATAGAGTGTTTTTAGTTTCCAATGACCCCGCACAAAATTTTACTATTACAATAACAGCTAAAGATGTAGCAGGAGGGGCAGGGGCTCCGCCTTTTACTAAAACTTTTACACCGGACCTAAACAGCACGGTGCTTACAGATTTAGCAACCATACATGTTGGTGCAAAACAATTACCTGCAACTTCAGATCAAGATCAGTGGGGGCAAATTGCTCAGCCTATACTTAATTTCTTAGATCCCGCACCAAACCCGCCATCCCCTGGAATATTTTTTGAGTACGGCGAAACGACTGGAAATTTAGTTCAGTTTTTTGGAATGAATGGAGCTAATAGCAATAATAACGGAGGTATAAGTGCCCCGTTTCCTAACCAAGAAACACTTCAATGGTCAATAATAGCACAACAACAACCATTTTTAGCGCCTCCCACTGAAGAAGATCCAGTAGATAACATGCCTGGAGGTATAAATATATTTCAAATAGATGCAGTCACGGGTATATTAAGCGAAATAGCCCCGGGAACAGGAATAGGATTATATTTTTTAACAATAGGTCTTGATTCTGGAGATAGCAGTGTTGTAGCTAATTTTAATCTTAAACTAACAATTGGAAGGCCTACAGCCACTGGATCTTGGAATGAAAATATTCGTGGGGCAAATGCAATACAACTTGAATACGACAATTCGTATATTATTAATCTACATCAGACGCTAGGAAACGGACTGACGCATGACAACTTCCCTCCAGATGCCGATTGGGCATACGCTCAATTACCAATAGATGGTAGGACAAACTATACAGGAGTTTCGCAATCGATTTTTAATGAGTCGTATCCTGAGCCAGGGCGCTTGCAAGATTTATTAGATCCTGTACCTATAAGTAGTCCCAGCAATCCAACTAGTGCCGGGAACGGTCCTGCCGATGGAGTGGTAATTGTTCCTGGACTTGCAGGTAACTTTAGCAACAACGGTGTTTTAGGAGGAATAGGGCAATCCCTGCTTTGGAAAGGTAGAAGAATGTTCAATAGTATACCAGAATCGGATGGCGCTGAGGCTGGCAAGCAAACACTAAATCTTCAGCAGGCTGCAGGTAATAATTTTGACGGACCATTAACTCAGGGTACGGGTTATATAAACATAGAAATGATATTGAAGGGGATTACCCAAGAACAAATAGAGAATACCCCCCTACCCACCGGCGTTTTTCTTCAGCCATATCAAAAATCCGAAGTTTCTTGGGCAGTAGAATATAGAGAGATTATTAATGATGTTGTACAACCATGGAAAGCAGCTACGGATATAGAAGGTAATGTACTTTCTTGGAACGTTCTACTTAATACGACTCCACCCGCCGCTGATCCTCTTTCAAATCCTCAGCAATCAGGATTAAGTTTAGAAGGAATATTTCCAACTGGTGGTGTTGCTCCATTTAGTGATGCACTTCATGTAGATGAATCTCCTTCAGGCGGAAATCCGGCTCCCTCAGCCCAACAATACGGATGCGCTACTTTAGTAGGTGCTACTGACAGTATCCAGATCCCTGCTAATTTCATACGATATCAAGCGGAAAACTCTCCTTCAAATAGCGCACTACAATCACCTATCAGTAAATGGGTTGCTGTGGGGAACAGCCCTATCTACGGTAATACTATCGCGCCCCCTTGCTTTGGTGAGTACCGAATAATAATACAAAATATAGGTGGCCAGTCACTTAGCTGCCAAAGCCAATTAGTGGAGTTTACGAATTTCGGCGGGGGACAAGCGGGTGGGCCAGGCCCTCAGCCTATAAACCCGTTCAGGAACATAAACGGGCCGGAAGCGGGGGTTATTAACATAGGGGATTTTTATTACGATCTAAGACCCGTAGATAGCCCAAGAGCTTTTGGATATATAGTGCATGTTGCTACTTTTTCTGGAGGAGCAGATGATGCAGAAAACATGGCGGATGCTTTAGACGCTAATATTGGCAACGTGGGTGTTAACACATTTACAAAAATATTATATGCTGAAGAGGGGATTCCTAGGTATGTTAGCCAGTTCTATGCAGATCCTGGTTTAACCATTCCGGTTACCATCGCGAGCTCTTTAACGCAATGGGAAGGCGTTGATGGCTGGATAGCTTATTCATGTGTTGAGAACGGCACCGCTGACTATAATGCGCCATACGGGATTAATAACGAGGTAAACGGTCAAGATCCAGATTCAGAGACTACCGATCCAGGGTTAACCGCTAATATGGCGTCTGAAAATGCTGCAAATCAAGCTCCTCAATTTGATTCATACGAAAGAAGATGGGCTTGCAAAATGGATGTATCCACCGGAATAAAATACGCTAAAACATCTTTTGGTAAAGAAGGTCCTTTAGTTTAAGGGTAGCCTTATAACATCTAATACAATATACAATGGCATTAATAGAAGTAAAATATTTTAATTCATTTACATTAAGAAAAAGTGTAGCAGTAAAAACAGTTCCTGACACTCCAAATGAACAGCCAACGTTTTTTGGATCGCAAGGAATACCCGAGGATATAGGGGGTTATGGTTATTACTTTACGTCCCCAAATACCCCGCCAACCGCAGGTGGTGATTCCCTTAATTGGGCTATAGAAGAATCCAGGATTAGAGGCGGTTATAATAATACTTCTGTTTCTCTTGGCGCTAAAGCTTACTTAGTGGAAGACGAGCCGGCAGGAAGTATTAGAGGCAACGCGATGATATATTCGGGTATATTTAACTCTAGAACGGGGATTAATCAAACTAATCAGTTTTCTGTAGCAGATGATATAACAAAAGCAACCGACCCAGCGGGGGGAAGCATACAGAGACTGTATGCAGAGGACAGCAATTTAATAATATTTTCTGAGAAAAAAGTGAGTAGAGCGTTGATTGACAAAGACGCTATATATACAGCGGAAGGAGGCGGCATTCCTGTTAGCCAATTAAATTTAGTAGTGGGTCAAATAACCCCTTATGCTGGTAACTTTGGTATAGCGGACAACCCCGAAAGCTTTGCTGTTTATGGGTATAGAAAATATTTTGTAGACAAAAATAGAAATTCTGTTTTAAGACTATCCAGAGATGGTATAACGGAAATTTCTAACAATGGTATGATAGACTGGTTTAGAGACAATCTTAGAACGGTAGATTCAATTAGCACTGGGCCAGGTAAAATAGTAGGCGGCTGGGATATATATACAAAACAGTATACTGTTTCTTTGCAAAAAAATAGTAAAAACCCTCTTCAGCCACCATATAGTACGCTACAATTTGACGAGTCTGTACTGGGCTGGCCCTCCTTTTATAGTTTTAAGCCAACTTGGATGTTTAGCTTAGGTGGTAGGTTTTATAGTGTAGCAAAAGGCGGTGCAACAAGCGATCTTGTATGGCTGCATAACGACTCTAGTTCTGATAGATCAGAATTTTATTCAGTTAAATACAAATCAAATATAACATTTGTAGTTAACCCAGAAATAGGTAGAAGCAAAGTGTTTAGAACTGTAGATTACGAAGGAAGCAATGGTTGGGAAGTTATTTCGTATGTATCTGACATAACAGGTGTTGATAGTATAGAAGTTAATTCATCCAATGTTCCTCAATGGTTATTACCTCCGGAAACTAGAGATACTACAAACGGCATATACAGCTATTATGAAGGAGAGTACATAATAGATCCTAGATCAGCAGAAACAACATTTGGTACAGCTGTTTACAGAACAGATTATGTAAGTGTATTTGGAACGGACAATCCTCCTTATAATAGATTTTATGCTGGATTTACAAGAAAAGAAAATAGGTACTATGCAAATCTAGTAAATAATTCCCAGCCTACAGCAGGTGAAGTTAGATTTGGTAATGAAATAACCGGTATAAAAGGATACTACTGTACGGTGGTAATAGAAACCGATGACTACACTAACCCTGGAGGAGCAAAAGAATTATTTGCTGTTAACTCTACTTTTGGATTATCATCATAATTAAATTAAATGAATAAAGAATTATCAACAAATTTTATAGAACAACTAGAAACATTGCAGAATGTTTTCATAGAAAACAATAAAGTAGAAGGAATATACGGTGATGGAAAATCTTTAGTTAACAATGAAGAGTTCCCTATAATAAACAATTTTACAGATGGTCTTTATATGAGGCACCTTACTATGAAAGCAGACACTGTAGTTATTAGTGCAATTCACCACACAAATCATTTTTGGTTTTTACTTTCAGGCAAAGTTATAGTGGAGTCAGATAACGAGGTCGTAGAGCACGTTGCACCTTGCTGGTCTTATTCTATTAAAGGAACAAAAAGACTTGTTAGATGCATCGAGGACTGCGTGTGGATCAATGTAATAGCCAACCCCACTGATACAAAAAATATGGAGCAAATAGAAAATAATTTTTTCTCAATAACACTTGAGGAATATAATAAAAAAGAAAAATTATGTCAGGAATAATAGTAGCCGCAGGAATCGGTATAGTAGGCAGTATAGCTGGCGGTATTATGGGCGGAAAAGCTGCTGATAGACAAAGAAGAGCAGCTCAAGCAGAAAAAGAAAGACTAGACAGGCAGATAAGAAATTTTGAGGCTGGGCGTCAGGCAATAATAAACCCATATTCGGACGTTAAATCATTATCAGGATTAGTTGATCAAATGCGTAATAGCTTAAGCAACCCATTTGCTGACCTAGGAGTGGCTACAAGCGCTGCGGAGATCCAGATGGAACAAACAGATATTGCTTTAGCAAATACATTGGATACATTGCAAGCAACAGGGGCGGGCGCCGGAGGAGCTACAGCATTGGCTCAAGCAGCTGCACGAAGCAAAAAAGATGTTGCGGCAAATATAGAGCAGCAAGAAGTAGCAAACGAAAAAATGGCAGCACAAGGAGAAGAAGCATTACAAGCAAAAGAATTGCAGCTTACTCAAATGGAAATGAGCGAAGAAGCTAGGGTGCAAAATGCTCAAGCACAAGGCAAAGCGTTTATGTTTGGCGCTCAAGAAAATAGGGATGTTGCAACATTGGACAGAATGAGCGGGCAGCAATCTCAAGCTAGGCAAGGTATTGCTAATGCTAATATGGCGGGAGCACAAGCCCAAGCGGGTATGATCAGCGGTATAACATCTTCAGTAGGAGGATTAATGAGTTCTGGTGCATTTGCACAAGGCGGAACATACGGCAAGACATAGATAATTAAAAAATAAATTATGAGTTATAGAAATCCAACAATAGTAAACGATCAATCAGGTGCTGTATTAGGCCAAGCAATTGCTCAGGGCGCACAGAATATAGCCAAAGGCATTATAGGCATGGAGGCTCAAAACAGAGCAGCTAAGGAGCGCGCAGCGAAACAAGCAGAAATTGATGAAAGAAAAGCGACCGCTGATGCAAATGCCCAAGTAGCAGTTATTGAAAAAAACTCTAAGAATGCTCAAGCACAATATAACAGAGTTCAAGGAAACATGAAAAATGTTGGCGATAATTTTGGAGCTAATATGAAGTCAGCGGTAAGTAGGCTTGGTCAATATAATATAGATTTTATAAATGACAAAAGCCCTGAAAAAATAAAACAAATTAAAGAAGCAAACGAAGAAATAGCGGCACTTAATGAAATCATAACCGATTGGGGGGCGTACCTTCCAGAAGCGTCTAACTACTCTCAATTAGCTTCTTCCGACATAATGAACAATGTATCTTATACATCGATAGGTGGTGACGACGGGACTAAGGCTAAAACCACTATAAATGCAATAATGGGGTCAGAGGGATATAGTTACGATTTAGTAAAAGAAGATGGAAAAAATTATTTACAAATTATAGGACCGGATGGAGTAGATTTTAAATTAAGTCAAAATGATTTAAAATCAATAGGGCCTCTTTATGATAAAAGAGAAGAAAGCGGTCCTCAGGAAATGCAAAATTCAACTAAGGGTTTAGTAATGATTGATACTAACGACGGGGAGGAAATACAGAAAAGCTTATTTGCTACTACTCCGGCTGAAGAAGGGTCTGAAGAAAAACCCTTAGCAGTACCGCTAGAAAAAACTAGCTCAGTGGACCCCGACGGATACTTAATAAATAGACAAAAATTAAATTCAACAAAAATGGACCAAATAATTGTTCCGGAACAACTAAGGGTGCTTACTAAAATAGAAGACTTGCCAAAAGGTAAAAGAAATCTTTTTCTTAGAGACTATAGAATAAGCCCTACGGTTTATGATAATGCCACTCCTGAAGAAAGAACCTCTATGGTAGAAGACAGTGTTAAAGATAACTTTTTGCAGACATACAACATGAAAGAGGACGAAGGTGAATATTACTTAGAATCTCGCGGGGAAAAAGTTTCGGATGCGTCTAAAAAAGACGTGCAATTAAGCAAAGTGTATAAAAAGTATTCTACCGGAATAACTAAGCTTAATACCACTACCACTGCAGCAGATGCAGTGCAAGAAATAATTAGATTTGCAAACTTAGGGGAAGGGGCTACTATATCGAGAGGATCTAGTAATAGATATGCCACAAAAGAGATAACTCTTAACGACAATTTTATAGCTACTATTACCGTAGGAGATGGAGAAGGCGATTACGATAGCACTCAGAAGTACGATCTTAGAAAAATTGAAGAGGCTGAAAACTTTATCCGAAACAAAACAGGAATATATGATCCAACCCAGCTGGATACTTTAGCTACGGCTTTATCTAAAAAAGCAAATTCATTTTCAAATTAAATTATAAAATTAAAAAAATACTACATGTTTAGATACCTTATTAACGAAGAAGAATTTACATTTAGCTCAGTGGAAGAAAGAGATGCTGCCTTAAGAGAGGCCGCAAGGTTAAATTATCCCGTAGAAAGGCTTGGCGAGAAAAAGCCTAAGAAAAAAGAAAAAGAGGACAGCACAGAAGTCAGTGAAGCCCCTGCGGAAAAGTCTATGATTGAAAAAATAGATTCTCCAAATTTTGGGGAAGACCTTGCGACGAGTGCAAGCGACGGGTCGGATGTGTTTGCACAACCAGAGTTGGAATCCAGTTTGGAAGATACTTCTTTGGATTTACCCGCTGTAACCGAAGAGG